TCACGATCTGACACGGGCGATTGAGTAGGTTCGAGAGCATGTATCTCCAGTGGTCGGAAAGGCCAGGTGGCACCCTTTTTGCTGTTACAGGTCGTGCAGGCGGGGCGGATGTTGCATGGAAGGTGTGCTCCGCCCTTGCTGATTGGCTTGACGTGATCGAGCGTGGTTCCCTCCTCGCCACATATCCAGCAGCGGTGGCCGAAAACCTCAAAGCGTTGACGTATCGCCTCCGCTGGCACAGGGATAGTGGTGGCCGCCCTCAGCCGAGCCTTCCGGGCGCTTACATATGCCCTGTTTGCCACGGGGTCAAGCCGCTTTCGCGCCCTGCGAAACTCGCGCCTTGCCTCGGGGTTCTCGCGCTCCCACTTTGCCCTGGCGGCTGCCATCTTTTCCGGGTTGGCTTCAATCCACTTCTTCTTGGACGCTCGGCTGCTTTCCGGGTTCCTGCGTCGCCAGCGGCGGTGGTACTGCCGGTTGTGCTCGGACTTGCACTCCGAGCAACGCGCCGGAAGATTCCCGGCTTTCACGTTTCGTTCGTAGGACCATTCTGTGCCGCAGTCGCAGCAGGTCAACTTGAACTTGAACAACGCCCCTCCTCAATCAAACTTCGCATTGCCGCCGGGTCTCGCCGCGCTGCGAGGTATCGCCGCATAAGGTTCCACGACTCCGACGATCCTTTTCTCTGGCTCAATCTCGGCTGCGGCGGGTGCCAAAGGTGAATGAGGTCTTCCGATCCGAGGTACGCCGGGCCAGCCAGCGCGTGAAGTGCGAACGCCCACGATTCATCCTCTTGACCAACTAGCCCCATCCCGTAAAGCGCGAATCAAGCGGGATGGAAAGGATCACCTCCCTTCGAGCGACCACCACGCCACCGCCCGCAACACCGCGATATACCTCGCGGTCGAGCGGCAGGTCGCGGTAGTCAGCGCCGCTGTAGAAGGCTTCCGTCCCGGCCTCGCTCAGGCGATACACGTCCCGGTGTGGCTTGGCCCACGGTGCGCCGCACTTGACGGCCTCGATGGCTTCGGTCAGATCACACCACACGTCCGCGTCGGAAACGACCACGATGTCTGCGGTCGAGCGGGCGACTGCGGGCATAACCGCGTTGGCCTTTACCCACGGTGAAGAACCGTGCGCCACCGTAAGCGGGTGAGTGTGGCGGGTCGTGATATATCCGAGGGCGCGGGTGCGGTGGATACAACCGGGCAGCCAGGGAATTACTATCTCTACAGACGACACGGATCGAACACAAGGCCGGGCTGAACCTCCGCGCCAACGGTGTATTCACCGTTCGGGTTCTCCCGGTAAAACCATGTATGGAAGATTTCGGCAATGCCGTCCTCGCCCCGCTCGTCAAGGATCTTGCCGTACTGCCGCCAGTGTGAACCGGCGGACTCGGGGAGGTCGGAGGCCGCGTAGGCTGCCGCGCCGTTTCGGACCTTGCTAACGAACTGCCCGACTGAGCGATACGGGAAATGTCTGACTTCTGTCAGACTTGTGACCGCCTTTGGGTGCGGACGGTCGGGGAAGGTCGCGGAATGATTGCCCTGGTGAATCTGAACGCCCTCTACGGCCCTGACCGCCACCTTGCGAAGCGGGGAGCATTCGGCGCGGCGGTACTTCATCCGCTCAACCGGCGCACCTTCGCCGTCTAGCCCGGTGGCAACGTGGTCGAACAGCCGCGACTCGCAGACCAGCACGTCCTCCGGTAGCGAAAGGAGCGCGGCGCGCAAGGTGCTGTGTGTGTTGGCCCGGTGGATCTCGTCGGCGTCGAACGGCACGACCCACTCCGCACCGGCATCCCGGCAAAGCTCGGCAAGGCGGGACATCTTCCGCGACTGGTAATAGCCCACCTCGGGGTCGTCAATCAGGGTCACGTCAAGGTCGGCCAGGATTTCACGGGTGCCATCCGTGGAGCCGTTGTCCATGACGACCACCTTGTCCACCTGCGTCAGCATCCAGCCGACGCTCTCGGCAATGATGTCGGCCTCATCCTTGACCATCGCGACTGCGTAGACCATCAGTAGCCCCTCCCGGCGCGTGTGTCTCCGATGTGGTGAACCTTCGGCGGGTCAGCCTTGCCGCCCCAGAAGGTCGAAACGATTGCCGGGTCTTGAAACAGGCGGATGCCGAACTTGCCCTCGGACTCCGCCTCCTGCGGCCAGCCGCGCTCGGCAATGTCGCGGCGGTAGAGACACGGGTTCGTCGTGAAGAACTTGCGGTGCGCCGTGTAGGTGTAGCGGTGGCCGAATCGCTTGTCGCTATTGAAGCGCCCCTCTTCGTAGGCATCCGGGTCGGTCTCGATGATCCCGCCGGCATCTATCTCGTGCGGCGACCACGGCTGCCGCTTCAGGGCAACCTGGGCAACGTGTTCGTTTGCTGCCAGCTCAGCCATCCCCTCGAGGTTCACCGGCTCATTGAAGGTGAAGTCGGCCTCAAGGTGGAAGATCCACTTTGCGTCCGTCTCAAGGATGCGATCCCAGCCGGACTGAATGGCCCCGGCGAACCCGAGCAGGTGCGCCCGGTCATCGACCAGCACCACCTCCTCGGGGCGGGGCAGGTTCACCATTGCCGAGCAGAGCGTCCGGGTCAGGTAGTCGTCGCGCCCGTCCGTTATCAGCAGGAGCGTGTACCTCACAGCGCGATCTCGCTCTCGAACCCGAGCAGCCGCTTGGCTGGTTCCGGGTCTTGCGGCATGGAGTCGGGGTCTACGGGGTTGCGCGGTGCGTAGGTGCGGGGCGCATCAAACCTGTCGGCCAGCTCAATCACAGGCGTCTGAACGCCGGTACAGATGTCGATTGTGTGGCCGTCTGCCGCGTCGGACTCAACGGCAAGGCAAAGGGCGCGGGCAACATCGTCAACGTGAATGAAGTCGCGGGTCTGTGAGCCGTCGCCGTCTATGCGGATCGGCTCCCCTGCCTGCTCGGCCCTCCTCCACGCGGCCAGGACGCCGGGCTCCGGCCCCCAATCGCGCTGCCGTGGGCCGTAGACGTTGGCGAATCGGCAGATGGTGGCGGCGGGCAGAATCTTCTCGCAGGCCCACTTCGACCCGGCGTATGCGCCAAGGAGCGGGTTTGGCGCGACGCAGGTGGATGCGAACACGACGCGGCCCTTGAAGATGGACGCGAGGTGTGCGGTGGCGGCGAGGTTGCGCTGCCATACCTCGTTATCGTCGGGCCATCGGGCGCATGACATGGCCGCAAGGTGAAGCACCACGTCGGCGTCAATGTGGGTCAGCCGCCGCATGTCCTCGACGTTCCACCAGATGCTCGTGGGCACGTTAGACACCCGGCCCATCGAAAGGTCGTCGCATCCGGTGACGCTGTGGCCCCGGTCGCGGAGCTGGACGGCAACGGTGGAGCCAATGAAGCCCGCTATGCCGGTGACGTAGACGTTCACAGTTGATCCTTTACGGACTCGATGATTTGGACGTGAACCCGGTTGCGGAACCGCATGGAGTTGGAGCGGTTGCGAGAGTCGGGCCGAACGTGGGCGATGTACTCGGCGGCGGGGATGGCCTCGACGGTCGCGCCGGCCAGCCAGCACCGGAGCCACAAGTCCCAATCCTCGTAGCAGTCCCATTCACGGAACCCGCCAACGCTTCGCAGGAGGTCGGCCCGGGCGGCGGCACCGATCACCAGCCAGTTGCCCTCCGGCAAGCATTCGCCCGTACAGTCGTGGTCATGCCCGGCCACCCTCGGGACGTAAGGGTCTTGAGTCCGCCTGCCCTTGACGTATCTGACAGACGGCGCTCGAAGGTCTGCGGAGCCGGTCGCCATTGCGTCCATGTAGCCCGGTGCCAGTTCGTCGTCGGCGTCAAGGAAGACGACCCACTCGGTTTTCACCTGCGCCAGCCCTGCGTTTCGTGACTCGGCCAGGGTGCCGCCGTGGACGTGGACTACGGGTATGCCCTCGGGTACGGACGGGATGGCCCTATCCTCTGCCCATCGCCGGTACTGCTCGTCGCCAAAGGTGCCGACTACGACCGTGACTTCCAAAACTTCCTTCGGCGCAGGAACAGCCGCTTGTCCTCGGTGCGCCTTGACTGCCCCTTGCGGTAGGTGGCGTCGTCAACGGCCTTGCCAACCATCGGGTGGTAGTGCTCCACAATGGAGTCTGTGGCGAAGGCGATTGCCTTGCGCGAAACCGCCGTCTCCACGAGCTCGTCGTCGCAGTACCAGTGGTGGTAGGCCGTACAGAACGGCCCGTCCTGCCCGTCTGCGGTGGGTCGAAGCGCATACTCCCTGGTCATAAGCAGGTGCGTGGCGTGGTGGCCCATGCGAACGCGCCCAGAACAAAGGTCGTTAGTGCCGACCACCTGAATCTCCGGGGTCAGCCGGTCGCAGGCGATCTCAAACCAGCCGGGGTGAAAGTGGAGGTCGTCTGCCCCCGTGAAGATCAGCGGGCGATTAGTCTGCCGGACGCCGTAGTTGATCTTGCCCGCGTAGCCGCCCGAGTACGTCACGAAGTCCGCGCCTGCGTCTTCCAGCGCCTCAATCTCCGGGTAGTCGTCGGGGTCCGCAATGAACAGGACTTCCGCGCCTGCCGTGGCAGCACGGGCCGAGTCGATGATCGGCTGGACCCGGTGCGGACGGTTCAGCACCGGGACGAGGATCGAAAGGTTATGACCCTTCAGTTTCAAGCACTTCCTCCAGGAACTCCTCTGCGCTGGTGGGAGTCCTCACCTCGTAGTTCAACGTGCCCACCGTCCTGCGAATGATGCGCCGCTCAATGTCAGTCAGGACGAAGGCGGCGGGGAGGTCGCGGTTGAAGCTCTGCATGTACTGGTAGGAGCCGACCTGCTCCTGAAGGCTGGTCAGGCCGGACGGGTTGGCGAATGCGCGACCCACCAGCTCCACCGTTAGCCCCTTGAGGATCGTGGGCACCGGGTCAAGTGCTGCGGCCCATGCGTCGTCTTTCCCTGCGGCGTCTGCGATGACGGCGGTGGCAACCGTTAGCAGAAAGTCCACCGACTCCTCTTCGGCCTCGGTGAGGGTCTTACCCTGCCGGGTTGCTACGTCTTCGACGGTTGCGAACTGTGCTGGCGTTCCGCTGCCCGTTATGTAGTGAACCGGGTCGGAGTCGAAAGACGAGCCCGTGCCGTCCACCCACCGGATGACATACCAGCCGTCCGTCAGGGTTGCGGCGGTAGTCGTGAAGTTCCGGGTCGCCGGACTAGAGGGGTCGGCGTCAACCGGAAACAGGTTGATCGTCTCTATGGTCGTGTAGCTGCCCGTCTCGGTCGCGGCCTCGCGGATCTGCGCCGAGGTAAAAGGCGCACCGTCGTAGCGGCGGGGCGGCGAGTAGGACTCAAAGCTGCGGGTGAATGGCATCTAGTTGACCTTTCCGGTGCGGCCCCTGCCGAGGTTGCCGTTTGATTCCTGTACGTCGCCGCCTGTGCGCTCCCGGGCTGCGGTGCCGGTGGTGCGGGGTACTCGTCCGTCCTGGTCGTCTACAGCGCGTCCGGTGCGGGGATGCGAGACGAACACGGTGGCGGCTGCCCCGGTCTCGATCTCAAAGGTGAGGCTTACGTCGCCCTTCACTTCAGCCCCAGGAACTTCGCAACCGACAGGAAGCGGGGGTCTGTCATCAGGACTTCGGCAATGCCTTCCTCTGTGATCGAGCCGCCGCCGATGGTGCTGATCGGCGCGTCAAGGTTGGCCCCGAAGGTGCCGGGGTCGGTGAACCCCGCCTGCTGAAGCGTCCAGACGGCGCGGGCGAGGGATTCCGGTGAAAGTTCCGTGAAGGGCTGAATGTCGGCGGTCAGCTCTCCAGTTGCGCGAACGGTTGCCGACATGTTGCCCGTGCCCTCAATGTCAGCAGAGGCATGGGCGATTGCGCCGATACCTGCGGTGAGGTCTGCCGATCCGGCGAGTGCGGCGATCAGCTCCAGCTTGCCGACCACGTTGCCGGTCAGCGAACCGCCTGCGGTGATCGTGGCGGCGGCAGATACGACTAGCGCCAGGTCGGCAGAGCTGATGGTGCCGGTGCCGGCGAGTTCGGCGGCTGCGTTGAGTCCGCCTGCGATCAGACCGGAAACGTCAGAGGCGGCGTCCTGCCTGTATGTGAAGCGAGCCATCGCGCCGTCCTTGACCGCGATGTTGTAGGTGTAGGGCGGGCGGTAGCCGTCTGGTACGGCGGACTGCGCGTACCAGCCGCCCTCTCCCGTGAAACGGGCGCGAGCGGGGCCGGACTTGTAGAAGTTTGGCCGGAGCTGTGTCAGACCACCGAGTGCGCCGGGACCGCCCAGCAGTACGGTAGTGGCGCTGTTGCCGCCGAGGTTACGGCCCGGCCCCTTGTTCAGGACTGACTGGTTCCCGAGCAGGGCCACGGGTTAGCCCCAGGCAAAGTCGAGGTGCCCGAAGAACGGCGTTGAAACGGGGGTGGCGGCTCCTGCGTACATCAGCCAGCCGAGGCAGGCTCCGTCATGAACGCGGGGGAGCGACGGAACCTGATTGAGCAGGTCGCGCTCGGCGGCTACGCCAATCGTAGTCATGGGCAGCGTGAGCAGCGGCTTGCAGAGGCAGAGGTTCAGGACGCCCGAGGTGCGGGTCGCGCTAAATGTGATCTGCTGGACCGACTCGATGCCCTGGTCGCCCGCTTGCAGCGGGATGAACGGGCCGTACTTGCCGGAGCCTGTGCCGCTGTAGCTGATCTGCCCGATTGGAGAGGTCGCGTTCAGGGTCGGCAGCGGGGTCGGCGTGGTGCGCCCGGTGTCCGTGCCGCCCGTGTCGGCGCGTGTGTAGTTCAGGGTGACGGTCGGAGTGCCTGCGCCCATTGCGGTCGAGGGGGTGAGGAATGCCTGTACGCCCTTGCCGTCCGTGTAGCGGGGAAGCGTGACGGTGTTGTCAAGCGTCTGAGCTGTGGTGATCGTCGCGTTCGTCAGCGGGTAGAAGCCGAGCAGGTCGACGAGCATGAAGATTGCGGGCATGGAGGTCGCACCGGCTGAGAATGACGATGCGTTCAGGATGTGCTTGGTGTCCGGGGAAACGTCGCCGCCGTGGGGGATGCCGCCGTTACCTGTGGTCGAGTCCAATACCGCCTGAAACGCGGCGTTGGTTCCCGTGCCGAGCAGGGTGTTGGCTGCCGGGTTGCCCGCGCCCTGGAACAGGGAGTACCAGGTGCCTGCGGCCTGTGTGCCGACTGCGGCGGTCAGCTTGTTGAAGTCCGTGCGAAGGAACTTGCCGTTGACGGTCGTTTCACTGACCAGATCATCCATTGAAGAAAAGCCCATGTTCTAGCTCCAGACCGTTTCGAGGATTCCGTGTATCGCCGTAGCCGCAAGGCTCCCGTTTGGGTGGACGATGAAATTGAGATATGCGCCGTCCTGAATGACCGGCAGCGAAGGTGAGTCGAGCAGGAAGTCAACCTCTGAGGGTGCCGTCAGCTCGTACAGCGGGAGGTCGCAAAGGGGGCGAACCAGCACCAGCGTGATGAGGCCAACGTCTGTGCCCGACACCATCTGGAAGCCCTCAATTGAGCGGACGCCCGTATCCCCTTCCTGTAACGGGATGAACGGGCCGCCCTTACCTGCTCCGGCGCGGTCGGCGCTGATGATCGAGCCGGTGGCCGTGGCGGTGTTACAGGTGGCGATCTGCGAAAGCCGCCCTGACTCACCGCTCTGGTTCGTGTAGTTCATCTGGAAGGTAGCCCCGCCCGTGACCTGAGCGCCGACCATGACTGCCATGACCTGAACGCCATCGCCGTCTGCGTAGCGGGGGAGGGTGACGGTGTTGACGAGCGGCTGCTCGTCGTTGCTACCCATGTCCAAAAACGGGTAGTACAGAAGGTAGTCACAGAGCATGAACTGAGCCGGGAGCGCCGTGACCGCGTTCGCCAGCACCGTGACTGACTTGACGTGCTTGGTCTGCGGGGCGACTGCGCCGCCTGCGTTGATGCCCTCCGCACCGGGGAGGGTTGCGGAGACGCCGGGGGCGGAAGCGTAATACTGCGGGACCGGGTTGCCGGGTGACATTGAAAGGTCGAACCACACCCCCAGCACCGAAGGCTGTGAGGGCGACTTCCTCCAGGTCGCCTGCGTGATCTGGCCGGCCTCTATCGAATCAACGTAGTCGCGGGTGGAGGAGAAGCCCGCCACCCTAGTCCTCGGTGGTCGTCAGGGCGTTGGGGGCGAACTGCGGCTGGATGCCGGTGGAGACGGTCAGCGACGAGTTGAGTGCGCCGCTGTAGATGATCTGGCCCGCGCCCGATGCGGCGGTGCCGATGGCGACGTGGGTAATGACGTTGCTGCCCGAGGTCGCCTGCGGGAACTGGAGCAGGTCATCGTTGGAGGCGGTGTCACCGGACACGTCCCAGCCGGTTGCGTCACGGGCGACAGCCACGCGGGCATACGAGCCGTAGGTGGCTTCGGAGGTCGTCTGCGATCCACCGTCGCCGGGGTCGGCGGTGTGGAGACTGACGTAAAGGCTTGTGTTGGAATCCCACGAAAGCTCGGTGGCCTGAAAGACCTTCGCCAGGATGTCTGTTTCGGTTGTGTTGCTCTTGCTCACGGTTGCTCCTTAGCTGTAGGTCAGTCCGGCCCGGTTGTCCCAGACGTTGTTGAATAGGGTGTCGCCGTCTGCCCACTTGACTGAAGTGCCAGATGCGGTGTCAAGTTTCTTGATGCGCCATGCGGGCGCGGAGGTGGCGGTTCCCGGCTGCGCCTCACCTACATAGGTCACGGTCGCGCTTGCCTCGTCCATGCGAAGCGACAGCGCGGAGCCGAAGTCGTTTACGGACAACTGGCGGGTGCCGCCGTTACCGTCGTCAACGATCAGGTCTGCGTTTACGTCGGTCATAAGTGAATCAGCGGCGGGGCCGACCGTAGCCGACCCCGCCTACCGATTACGAGGAGTAGCCGCCGAGGTTGTAGATGCAGGCGTGCTTCTTCTCGTTGCCGTACTTCAGGCCAATCTCGCCGTAGATCTGGAACTTGTCAGCAGCTCCGGTCTTGGCGATGGGCTCCACGAAGAAGTGACCCTTGTCGGGCACCTCGAGGAAGCACGGGGCCAGATCCTCCAGCGAGAGGATCAGGGCAACGTCGCTCGGGACGTGGCGGTTCAGCATGACATTGAGGCGACCGAAGTCGGTCTCGATGCTCTGAACGTTGACGCCGGCGATGTTGCGGGTCTCGAACCTGTAGCCGTCCGTCGCGTTGATGAACTGCTCGGTCAGAGCGCGCTTCTGGGTCGAGCCGACCACGATGGTGCGGGTCTCGTCCTCCATCAGGCCGCCGTTGTCGTACGCCTCCTGCATGGCGTCGAGCACGTCGGTCTTCGTCAGCGGGGTGTCACCCGCATTGACGAGGTTCGTGTCGATGGCGTCGATCAGGCCACGGGTCTTGCGGGCGGTCGAGTTGTTCGCGGGCTCCTGGAAGGTGCCGGTGATGAACGACTTTTCCACGTCGCGGGCGATCTGCACGAGGTGCTGACGGACCTGCCAGTCAACCTCGTTCGTGACCGGGTTCGTGCCGGTGCCGGCTTCGCCGTACGGGTGGCTGGAACCGTTGGCCGCGATCTGGCCGATGGCTGCCTGCTTCGTGTACGAGACCTCGAGTGCTTCCTGATGGATCTCAAGCACGTTGCGGACGTTGGCGCGGACCCTGGACTCGGCGGTCGGCGCGTTCGCACCTTCCAACCGCTGCCGGTCGTCAGCCGCGTCGCGGAGGTCGTAGGTCTGCCAACTGAAAACGGTAGAGCTGACGCTCTCGCCGCCGGTCAGTCCGCCGATAGCGGAAAGCAGGGGGGTGTCCTGGGGGGTGACGCTGAACAGCTCACCCGTGTAGTTCGGCAGGTTGAAAGTGGTGCCCTGCCCGGTAATTCCGGCCATGATTGGCCTCCTTTATGGGTTAGGCCGTCCGCCCCAGCGACAGGAGTTGCTGGTTCTTCAGGCTCATTGCTTTGCGGTAGTCGCCCGCTGCTTCGGCCTCTGCGATCTCGTCTGCGAGACCCTTTGGCTGAACAGGGGTACGAGCGCCGCCATCGCCGGGAGGGGGCGTTTCGCCTGGGATCGTTCCCAGGTCTTCGAGGAGGGCGTCGGCGTCTGCCTCGATCTCCTCGACAGTCTCACCCCGCAGCCTTTCGGCCAACTTCGGGGGAAGATTCTTGGCGAGAGCCACGTCGCTGCGACGCTGCCTCACCTCAAGTTCTGTGATCTGCTTGCGAAGGGCGTCAGCTTCTTCCTTGGCCGCCGCCGCCGCCTCTTCGAGCTTCTGCTGCTCGGACTTTTGGGCGTCTTCGTACTCCTTCACCTTCGCCTCGGCCTCTTCGGCGCGGCGACGGGCCTCTTTCGCGGCCTCACGCTCTGCCTTGATGGCCTTGCTCACGGCGTCCGGCTTCTCTGCCTGCGCTGCGATCTCGTCAACGTCGTTGTCCGCGTTGATCGGGGGTTCAGGTACTTCGATCTCCTCCGGGGAGGGTGTTTCATCAGCCACGAGGCTTCCTTTCATCAGGCGTCACGGACGCCGGTTACATGGTCAAACGAGGGAGAAGTTGTGTGCCGGGTCGCCCACGACCGGGCCAAGTTCGCCGTGCGGGCTGATCGCCACGCCCTCGGGGGTGGCGGTTGCGTTGAACCGCTCAAGGTTGTTTCGGTTCGAGAAGCCCCGCGTATAAACGATGGGCTCTACGCCACAACCGCAGTTCGGGTGGATCGGCATGGGGTCTTCGGTGCGGAATTGCGCCCCGTTGAGCAGGAGGCAGAAGTCACAGGCGGCACCGTCTGTTACCCGCTGGTAACCCCAGACGATCTCCTCGGATTCACCGACCGCCGTAAGGGTGTCCCGCATGGCGAGTTGAATGTCGGTGGCTATCGTCTGCGTTGCGCGGGCAAGACCCTGCTCCGCCGCCGCGTCATAGGGTGTGCCGTTGCCAAGCGCGGTCCAAACGGTGTTGAAGGGCCGGGAATAGACCTCGTTAGGGTCAGCGCCGTTGCGGGACTCGGCAATGAGGCGGTCAGCATCCACACCGGCCACGGGGCGGTCTATTGCGCGGGCCAGGTACGCCTGAGTGATGGCTATTTCTGCCCGCTGTGCGGCCTGTGCTAGCGGTACAGCCACGCTCAGCCACGCCGGGAGGGTTTCATCGCGGTGGTTTGGTAGCGACCGCCACACGCGCTCTAGCTGCTTGACGGTTCGCGCCCGCAGCTCGGCGTTCAGGACGATATGACGCTCAGCCAGCCTCGACGCCATCCGGCTCGGGCTCCTGGTCGTCTACCGGAGGCGCGACCGGGCCGAAGATGTCGTCTCGGACGCCCTCTTCGAGCAGCATCGCCTTGAATCGGCTGATCTGCTGCGGCGAGTAGCCGGCGTCCGCCCAAAGTTGCTCCTTCGGGACGCCAATCGCCATTTTCTTGACAAGCGAATCGACGTACTCCGACTCGGAGCGGGTTTCGGACGGTGCCCAATCCACCTCGGCGGACAGATCGTTGGCGCGCTCGTCACCCTTCCATGCGAAGGCAAGGCGGATCGCCTCCTCTATCGCCTCTCCGAAGGCCATTTTCTTGCCGTTGACCTTTGACGCCAGTCCGGCCTCAGCGGCCTTCAGCGCGTCGCCGGATGCGTTGACGATGCTGCCAAGCAGGTAGTGCGGCGGGGTTCGAGTCCGGGCCGCGAGTGACTGAATGCGCTGCTCTACCGCGCCCGTGTAGTTACTTAGGTCCGTCGCGCTGAACTCACCGAACTTGGCGTCTGCCGCGTCGGACATCCACACGCGGTCAACCGCCGCCTTGAACGGCTGGATGGGCTGCCCGTCATCGTCCTCGGGGATCTCGAGCCCGGTTGCCCACCGCTGCTTGAACGCGGCCACCTCGGAGGCGACCAGCATGTCGCAAAGCAGCTTGTTGATCTGGTCAACGGTCGAGATTACGTCCGCCTGGTCGGATCGGCCCAAACCGACGTACGCGCCCTGATTGACGCTGTGGGGGAGGCCCGTGAGCGACGCTGGGGGGCGCGAGGGGAGCATCTGCGGCTCGTTCACGAGCGGCACGACCGGAACTATGCCCAAGCGGTTTGCGGCGGCAGGGCGGCGCTCCTCCCATCCGCCCTTGCCTTCCTTGAAGTAGTGGATTTCGTTGGGCAGGTAGAGGGTGGCGCAGACCGTGCCGTCGTCGTCCTCCCACCGCTTCAACGCAGCGGCCCTGCGGCGGCGGTCGCCGGCCTCGCGCCGCACGATCATCTGCGACGGGTGCTCAACGGTGATCCGGGGCATGATCTCGGACTGCCGCGTGAAGAATCGCCCGAAGACGCCCTTGCTCTCGACCGAATCCGGCCAAACCAGCAGGTAAGACTCACCGTGCTTGACGGCCTCCGTGAATCCGAGCGGCGCGTCGGCGTCCAGGGAGTTGTCCTGCCATATCCGCCAAGCCTCTTCGTCGCCCCGCTGGCTGTCGCCAAAGCGGAAGCCCTGCGGCTTCAGCCTTTCGACCGACGCATTCACCACCAGCGGAAGCCAGTTGTCGGAAACGGCGGCGAGCATCTGCCCGAACGCCTCGCGGAAGGCCGAGGACGCAAAGGTCATCTTGTGGCGTCCGGCGAAGTAGTCCTCGTAAAGGTAGATGAGCGACTGCCGGACATCCATCTCGTGTGTCAGGCTCTCGACCCACCACAGCGGGGTTCCGTAGGGCTTGTTTGAGTTCACCGGGAGGCGAACGGGCACGGTCTGACTAGGCGGTACGAGTTGCGACATGCCCGCTCCTTTCCTTATGAGAAGGTGACCAGTCGGCCCTTCTTCTTACGCTTGAACTCGCCCGTGGCGAGCGCGTCGTTTCTGGCCCTGAATGCGAGCACCGCTGCGGCTGCGGAGTCGATCTTCTTTTGGGAGCCGGGACGCTCTTTGGTCACGATGTACGCCTCTTCGGCTTTGTCCTCTAGCCGAACCTTCACCTTGCGGGTGCGGGCGTTTTCGAGGTGCCAGAGGAACAGCGGGGAGCCGTTTCGTGGCTCGTTAGTGGTGCGAATCTCCTGCGGGCCGAGTGTGGCCGCGCCTTGCCGGATTGCCGTGCGAAGTGCGCCCGTGGACACCGCCATCTTTGTGTCGGCGTTCGTCCAGAACTCTTTGACCCGCGCCTCACCGAAGTCCCTGGCCCAATGCGGCAGCAGGGAGTTGTTCAGAATCGGCGGATCGGCGTACAGCCTGACCACGTTGAACTGGTCGAATGCGAAGCGGACCGCGCCGTCAACCTCATTCATCGGCACCGACCACGGCTCCTCTTTCGGCCAATGCTCCGGCCTGCCCCAGATGCCGACCGGAAACAGGTGCCCGTCCTCGGTACAGCCGATGAGCGCCGTGTGGTCGTCGTATTCGGAGGCGTCAATACCGAGGGTGATGGCCGTGCCGGTGGCAATGTCGCGCTCCTCGACCGCTGCGGCGATTTCATCCGGCCCGAGCCATTGAGTACCGGCCAGGCGGGGGCGGTTCAGCCAGTAGCGGTACGCCTCGGCCTCCGGGTCTTCCGCGTCGCGGATGATGCGCACGATCCGGGGAAAGTCCATCCAGTCGGCGGCGGGGCCGTAGCCCTCCCGCATTGCCTTGATGAGCGAGGTGTCCATGCCGAACTTCTTAGGCTCCGGTGCCTGCCGGTGGTCGTACAGGACGCCGAGCTTCTCGACCGCCTCGGCAACGGGCTTGCCCTGGTACTTGTCGGACGCCTGCTCTGCGATTGACCGCTCCCCCGGCTGCCATGCGGTCGTGGTGTCCAGCATCCACGGCTCGCCTTCTTTCCGCTTGCCGGTGTTGCGGGCCACGGTGCGATACATCTTGCGGAGCTGGTCGGTGGTGTACAGGTGTGTCTCGTCTGCCACCGCAAAGGTTTCCTTGCCGCCATCCTTTGCCGCGCTCGAGGACGTGGACGGGGTGATCTCGCCGCCATCGGGCAGGAAGACGCGGGTGATGCCGACCTCTTTGCCCATCTTCAGGCCCAGGTGGTCGGCAATTGCGCCCTGCGTGAGCATCACCACCACGTTGTCGTAGGTGTTGCCGGACTGATCCTCTTCGGTCGCAAGGCAACGGATGTACGGCGACCGTACGGACACGCCGACGGGCTCTCCCGGCTGAAACTCATAGCCCCATTCGGAGACTTCGCCCTCTTCGGCCCAATGGTCAAACCGAACCGGGCCCAAAGCCTCAGCACAGACAACGGCACCGGCAATTTCGGACTTGGCGCGGCCCTTTGGCCTTGAGAAGACCGCCCGCTGAACCTGCCGCCTGCCTTCGTTGGGCGATCCCTGCGGGTGAACGCGGTAACACCAGGCAAGGAAGGTGGCGATTTCGTCGTCCACCTCGAAGTCATCGCCCTCGACGTCGCCGGGGCCGTGACAGAGAAAGGTCTCAATCCAGTCGGCCACCTGCCAGCCGAGCGTGGGAAAGTCCACCTCGGGCAGCGGGGAAGTCGGCAGGGGCATTACTTCACGACGCTGAGGCGACTACGCCGGCCGTGCGTCCGGTTACGCCGCTTGACCTCGGGTGCTGCGGGCTGATCGTCGGCTGAAACGCGGTAGCGCAGGTCGCGCTTGCCCTTCGGCGTGAGGCCGAGGCCGTCCATGCGCAGCCGGACCTCGTTTGCGCCCGATGAGGTCATGGCGTCGTAGAGGCGGATGGTGTCAAGCGCGTAAGCGATCTCGCCGGGGGTGTATTGCGAGGTGGCAGGGTCTTGCCGCCACAGATCCCAGGTGTCGCGGGTGGTCTGCTTCCAGCCCTCTTCCCGGTCGGGGAGCTCGGGCAGGTAGGGCTTGTCAATCGGCGGGAGGTCTACCCAATCGCCACGGGCGGGCTCATTGCGCCGCCTTCTGTTTTCTGCTGGTGCTGGTCCGGGCATCGCGCCCTCCTTTGGTCAGGCCGTAGCGTTGCGGCCATACGTTGTGTCTCCCTGAAAGTTTTTCCCAACCCGTACACACTGCGATCGCCTGCCGCCTTCGGTCCTGCGCGTGAAAGTCAAGGGGGGGTACCCCTCCCCGGTCACCGTTGACGACCTCGCGCCGCCTCCTCTGCCGTCTTCTGAACGTGGCAGTCGTGGTGAATCGGTCGCAGGTTTCCCAGCGTGTCCGGCCCGCCCTCTGCCAGGGGGATGACGTGATCGGCCTCGGTTGCGCCGGGGTATCCGCAGACATGGCAGATGGTGTCGTGCCTCCGCAGGACGTACTTCGCCCGCTTCTGCTGCTTGTACCCACTGAGCTTCGTCCGCTCCCTGCGCTTGCTGCCTTGCCACGGTTTGCGCTCGTGGTCGGGGCATGGCTGCGAGTTGGGGCAGAGCGGGTCGCTACAGACCTTCGGCGCTCGCATCAGAACGGCGCGTCCTCTTCCCACCCGTTCTCAGGCAGCCTCTCCCACCGCATGACACCGCCCTCGTCCGTGGTGTGCCTGACTTGCCCCCGGATCTCGAGCTGCCTGAGTTGCCATAGCGTCTGGTCCAGGGTGTGCCCCGTCAGGAGGCTGATGGTCATGGCCGCACGGGGTTCGGGTTCAAGGGCAGCGAGTGAGCGCCTGCGCTCTGTTGCGTCTTTCGGGTCCATCACCGTGAAGGGGTAGCCCTCGGGCCTGCCTATCCTTCGCGGTGTGTAGGTCATGCCGCTGGTGGGTACTGCTCGATGCGGTCTATCGTCTCCGCTATCAGCTCGGCCTCGGGCATGGCTGCCAGCTTGTGAGCCTCACAGCGTGGCCCTGCGTTGTTCCTGTTGAGGACCGTCTGGCAGCGGGCATGGCTACAGGTCCGACCGGCGGGGTACGGACCTGGGTTACGCTCTGGAAGCAGGTGTGTGGGTATCTGCTCGATTGCCATGTGAAGTAGGACCGCGCTATCCCACCCTTTGCGCGGTGTGTCGGCGTAGCGACCCTGGCGGGACGGTGGGGCCGAAGGTCGTCCTAGTAGCGCAGCCTCTGTGGCCGTCGCCTAACGATGTCCCCCTCAACCATGTCCTTCAGCAACGCGACGGCCTCGGTCGAATTGTGGGCTTGCTCTCGTGTCGGGTGACCCTGGGGCTCGTTCGGTGTGCCTACGGCCACGAGCGCAACCACATCTACGGGGCGAACGGCCAGGTGATTGCAGTTTTCCGGCGCAACGTAGCTGCTTTGCACGAAATAGAAGCCATGGGGGTTCTCGACCGCATCTATCTCGTCTGCGAGTTCGGATACGGTTCGGCCAGACACGAACGAGGTGTGATTGCCGCGCAGCATTATCAGGGTTCCCCATTTGGGCTTGCTCATGGTGTCTCCTTGTGGGTGGGTGTGTTGGGCGATGCGGTAAGTCCTGCCCCGCGCCGTCAGCTATGGGGCGACGGGGCAAGTGGGGCGGCTAGAAGCGCAGGGCCGCGTGGGTCCACGACCCACATCTCAGCCCCTCGGACTGAGCGGCCCTGCGCCCTAGCCGTTGGAGTCGCCTAGTGGTGAGCCCGTCTCGCAACTCTCAAGTGTGAAGCGTGACCGCGCAGGCCCACGCTCGGAAGATTCGCCGCCTCGCTAGGCCGTAGATGCCATCGTCACGGGCGGCGTGTTCACCAGTAGCCACGGGAGGGAGCGGCTGGTGAAGTGGTGGAGCCGGTGGGAGTCGAACCCACGTGCAGACAGGGCGCTTCGGCTTTACCGTCTGTCTCGGCCTATCGGCCCCGGAGAAAAGTGAAGCGCCGCCGGCTTTGGTACCTCTGCAGACCGGCGGCGCCTCTGACCTCACCATGAAAGGAACCACATGAACAACCCAAACAGCATGCGGAACATTACGGGGTGGGTCGGACGCTAATTAGTAGCCGATCAGGTCTAGGGTGGCCCGCGTGGGAATGACCCGGCTGAAGCTTTCCGTGCGGTTCATCTCCTCCTCCCACTTTTCACGGGCCGACTGCTTGGCCGACTCACGAAGCGCGGCCAGGTCGCCCGCTCCGTTCATATCGGCGGCGATGTCCACTAGGCACCGAAAGTCTGCCTCGGTTAGCTTTGCGAGGCAATCGCCCAGCTCGAAGTCATCTTCTCCGCGCAGGGCACTTAATGCCCGGCGGCCCCAGAGGGTCAAATACGGCTGACTACTCACGCCCTGACTCCTTGTGGAAAATCGCCAGCAGGTCGGCCACAAGGGGGCGAATGTCCCTACCGGCTCGCGCTGAGGCGAGCATTACATTGTCGGCCTGCTTGCGGAAAGCCCGCACGGCATCCTCGGCACTTCGCATGAAACCCTCCCGCATCTAGAACAAGAAAACCCGCCGAAGGGCGGGCTGATGGGGCCGGGTATTCTGTTTCCGGGATCACATGGTCAAACCGTCCGCGACGGGTGACCCCGGACCACCGCTATCTCGCGGTGGGCAATGAGGCATGATTACATTATATGCTCTGAGCGGACGGAAAAATTCAAGCGGCTTTGTCTAATTCGTCGGCTTCGCGCTTGAGGCGCGCGAATATGTCGGCCAGCAGCGGGGTAATGTCGCGGCCCATCTTGGCCGATTCGAGGATGACCCTTGCGCCCTGGGCCTTGACCAATCGGGCAGCGTCACGCGCGTCCCGTTCGGCCCTTAGCGCCCGCCTGCTCTCCTGCCGCTTCAGCTCGCGCTCGGCTGCGCCCTTGTCCTGCCAGTCAGGGCCGACCGACTCGGGCTCATGCGGCATGGCCGCGTAGGTCGTGGACGTGTAGTTGCCGTCGCGCCGTGCCCGTTCGGCCTGGGTCATGTTCAGGCTGGCGTCCTGTTCGCCCGTGGCATGGACCGGCGGTGACTGCCGCAGGAGGTTCACCCGGTCCTGCTCGTGGCGGATGAACGTGACGTGCCATTCGGCGGGCTTGCCCTTGACGATCTTGCGGTGGGGGCGTTCAATCTCGATAACGCAGGACTGGAGCTTGTAGAACTGCCCTTCACCTACGGGGCAGGGCTCTGATGCCGGGTAGCGCAGGACGGACACCTTGCGCTCGTTGATTGCCTTGCGGTAGCCGGCCAGCGGGTCTTTCACGTCTCAGGACTCCCCAGCGCCCGCAGCTCCCGTGCGAATGCCCGGCAGAGGTTGATCTGCGCCTGATCGTCGCGGCCTAGTGCTGCCCGGTCCCAGCTTGCGGCCTTCTCGATGATGCGCTTACGCCATGCCTGGTCTCGGCTGAGTTCGGCTTCTGCGGTTGCTCGCATCAGGGCGTTGGCGTGTTCGGCTCGGAGCTGCTCGAGCTTGCCCTGGGCCTTCCATAGTTCGGTGGTGGTGCTCATCGCGGCTCCCTCGGGAGTTCCCAGAAGATGATGCCGGTGACAATCAGCGCAAAGGCAAGGAGGTACATCCCGCTCGCTGCGTTGTAGCCACCCAGCACGAGGAACGCGGTGCCGAACATGGCGTCTACGATTCGGGTGCTCACGGCAGCTCCAGAATCGCGAGGATGACGAGGACAAAGCACATGCCTGCCAGGCCCGCCCACCACAGATAGACCAGCAAGCGTTGGTCGGCTGATGGCACCTCGCGGATCTCGATCCGGCCCACCTCCCATCCGAACTTGGCCCGCGCCGACTTCCGCCGCGCCGCTCGCCGTTGTTCCGGGGTCATGCGCTGCCACTTGCTCATCCGTCCTCCCGGATCGCGGCGAGTACGTCGTCTAGTGCGGCGTTATGCGCCCGGTCTGCCGCCCTTCGAGTGGCCGGCGAGAGCGCCCGGTCGCTGGTGCTGATGCGCAGGGCGTCCACCTTCCGCACGAGCCGGAGCCTGAGCCGGGCTTCTGCGTGGGCCTCTGCCTTCTTGACGAGGTTGGTGGTGTCGGTCATGCCTCGGCCTTGTCTATGGCGGCGAGGATTCGCGGCCCGAAAACGTCCATGTAGGAGTTCAGCGACGGAGCCAGTTCGTTGCTCGCTCCCCTGATCCGGGCTATCTCTGCCTCCACCCGCTCCCGTACCTTCGCCAGAGTGTCGGCCCGGATTGCGGCTTCACGGTCGTAGAACGTGCGGCCTCTCGCCCATTCTCGGTGTAGATGGGGGAGGGCGGCGAGCAGAATGGTCTTGGCCCGGTTGATCTGCTCGTCGAAGTTCGCCGTGTGGTTCATTTCTACGAACTCGGCCTTCGCCTTGCCAAGCAGTGCGGTATACGCGGCGTGGGTTGCTTCCCACGGCAGCCGGGCCTCGTTGCTAACCCGCACTTCTTCCACTTCGGCCATGTTCCGGGCCTCCTTATCTTGCGGTTGTTCGCCTCGCCCACACCGGCACTCGTCGTATCCCTCTACGTCGCAGGGTTCGCAGCGGCGGGGTTGCACAGCCTCGTCGGGGATGGGTGTCACCGTTCGGTTACTTGGCGGGAGACTGGTTGCGTTTCCGCCAGAAATGTCACCGTTCGGTGACTCCGGTTGCCAGCACTCGGAGTCGGCGCACTCTAAGGGACCGCAACAGGGTTGCCCGGTTTCATGTTTCGATACTTGAGTCGGCTCAGTCCGGGCTTCCACAAAGTCAGACACCGGCTCGCCTCCTGACTGGCAGGGACAGTCGGTGTGGCAGGAGTGGACTTCCTGGGGCCGGGCTTCTATCTCGTCTTCACTCGGCATTACTGAACCCCTCCCAACTGGATTTCCTCCATGATGTGTTGCAGCGTCCAGCCATATTCGTGGTGAAGTTCCCTTGCGGCTTCCAAGAGGCGATCTATCTCCACTTGCTCATCTTCACTCGGCATTGTCTACCCCTTCCCTGACAAGGTGATCTTGCCACGGCCCGACCATGCGTTTCAGCCTTGCGCGGTCGGCGGCTGAAAGTGAATGTTGAATGGTTGGCTTCCCGGCTATTGGCCCGGTCGGTAGCGTGGCCTTTGGCCCTTCGGCAGACGGCACTACTCGCACCCTTGTTGGTCGAAACTTCATTCCTGTCGTTCGCTCCCTCATTCCTCCCCCTCCCTGTAGGCGGCTAGGGCGCGGTCTAAGTTGTAGCCAGCGTCCAGTACGCGGCCTTCCTTCCGGGCCTCAATCGCCTTCGCCATAGCCTCGGCGTGGGCGTAGAGTTCGCGGTAGGTGTCGGCGTTCACGAAACGGTCGCACACGGGGTTGCTGGTCGCCTTGCCGGGGATGAGGCTCGATTCCGCGAACACGATTCCCTCCACCTTCTCGGGGTCGAACCGGCTCATGCTGCCGCCTCCAACTCTCGGGCGATCTGTGCCGTGACCACATCGCTGGGTAGCGGTGCTGGGGGGCAGAGTTCGTCCAGTAGGTCGAGCCTCATTTGGAGGATCGTTGGGCGGTAGGCGTAGTCGGCTGCGGCGGCGTGGGCGGCGTAGGCGGCGTGGGCGGCGGCGGTGCGGGCGGCGTAGGCGGCGTGGGCGGCGGCGGTGCGGGCGGCGTAGGCGCCGTGGGCGGCGTAGGCGGCGTGGGCGGCGTAGGCGTGGGCGGCGGCGGCGCTTTCCCTATCCGTGACGGGCGCAAGTTCTCGCAGGGATCGGGCTGCCTCATCCTTGCTCGCTGCTTCAAGTGCCAGCGGTGTGACTTCCCGACACGCCCAATCTGCCATGCGGTAGGTCCGCTTCTGCTCGGTTTCCCGGTCGGCCTTCGATCCTGCCAGCCGGGTCGTGAACGGCCAGAGCAGATGGCGCTCGTCGTCTTTCATCCAGTCGTTGGTTTGGCGGGCGAACTCGCTCAGAACCGGGCAGGCGCATTCGGGGCTGTCGGTGAACGATTCACCGGCCAGCATCGAAACTACTTCCATGACGCAGGCTTTGCCTTCTCCGGGCCCGTGTACGCCGGATTCCAGTTTCACTGTCTTTGCGTTGCTCATGCTTCCTTCCTCCACTTGTCCAGTTCCTTCCGCTTGACCGTTGCGTTGATGCCGCTGATCCGGGGCTCGAGCGTGAACCGCTCGAGGTGTGCCAAATCTGCCACGTCGCGCTTGACCCGCAGGACTTTCCACTTCTCGCCCCGGGGGTCGGTGAGGATGTCGCCTCGGTCGATCACGACTGCTCCCATTCGCGGATCAGCCGGCGGATGGCGATGAGGGCCATCTTCCGCCGCTCGGCTTTGAGTTCAGGCGCGGTGTAGTCCAGGTTCTCCGCGATGGACTTGATCTGCCGCAGCAGTTCGGCTTCACGGGTGCCTGGGTAGGTGCCGAGCATCACGATCTCTCCTTCTCGAAGATGGCTTCGAGGTCAACCTCCCGAACCACCTTTGCCCTGTGAACGCGGAACTTGCCCCCGCTATGCGGAATCGCCGCTATGTCCTTCGCGGTGAACTCGCAGAGCAGAATGCGTTGGCCCGGTCGCCATTCCCGGAGGCACCAGGGGAGAGTTGCCAGGTTGATTCCCGCCCCGCAGTCCCTATTGGAGTCAGTGTCGGCTTCGGCTTCGACCGTACTGCCGATCTCGTAGGTGATCGGGGTGTCGGTCTGGATCGGGCTGGTGAGGTCCGCCCTGACCAGCTTGTAGGCGCGGATCTTACCCACTTGGTCAAGAAGCAGCCGCAGATCATTGAAACGCTCCGGTGCGATTCCCTTCGCGCCCCTGAGGTTCGCACCCGTGAGGTTCGCG